GTCGAGCTCGTCTGCGTCCGCTGTCAGCTGGCGTTCGCCGTCCGCAACCCGAACCTCGACACGATCGAATATTTCGTCTGCGAGTCCTGCCGCAACGCGCCCGTCGAAGGATGCGACGACGACGACACGCTGCCCGGACTCGCGGACGCCTGAAGGAGAAAAACAAATGGCATCGCTACAGATTCTGTCTTCCAACTGCGCCGAGCCGGGCTGCGAAGCCCGCGCGACTCGGCGCCTGATCGACAAGGACGGCAAAGAAGTCGCCACATACTGCGCGGCTCATGGAAACAAAGCGCTTGTCGCACTGGCGAAGGCCGAGGGCGGAAGGGGCCGCGCATGAGCAAAACCGACGTCCGCGGAATGTACGAGAAAGACTACATCGGCTCATGGGATCTACCCGAGGGTCGCGACTGCACGCTCATCATCGACCACGTCGAGCAGGGCAGCATCCAAAAGGCGGGCTCCGGCAAGAAGGAAAAGAAGCCGCTGGTGTTCTTTCGGAATGTCCGCGATCCAAAGAAGCCTCTCGTCCTCAACGCAACGAATCGCGAGACCATCCGGGCGATCTACGGCAACTACATCGAGGACTGGGCTGGCAAGCCGATCGCCGTCTACAAGACGATGGTTCAGGCCGTGGGCGGCGGCACGACCGAAGGCATCCGCGTCCGTCCGACGGCTCCGCCGATGCCGAAGGGACGCGAGGCGCAGGCGCAACTCGGTGAAGTCGAACGCGAACCGGGCGACGAACGGGAGTCGGCATGAGGACGTATCCCGGCGCTCGTAACCCAAACTGGCGTGGCGGCCTCGATCGCTACGTGCCAGAGCCGAATACCGGATGCTGGCTCTGGCTCGGCGCCGCTGTCAATAAGTGGGGACACGGGACGATCACGATCGGCGGCCGTCAAGTGCTTGCGCATCGCGCCATGTATGAGCGCGAAGTCGGGCCGATCCCCACCGGAATGACGCTTGACCACCTCTGCCGGATTCCGGCATGCATCAATCCGGCTCACCTTGAGCCAGTCACTCTTCTCGAAAACATCCGGAGAGGAGCTGGCGCATCCGTCCGAAATGCGAAGAAGACCCACTGCATAAGCGGACATCCGTTCGACGAGAGAAACACTCACGTCACAGTGCTCGGTGCCCGGGCTTGCCGTATGTGCGCCGCTGCGCGAGCTCGGCAAGCACGACGCGACCGGAGAGGGGGTTCCTGATGGAGCCGCTACGATTTTCAGTTTTGAAGCAGATGTCACGCAGCCCAGCGCATGCGCTCTACGCGATGACGCACCCAACACCCGAAACGCCTGCGATGCGAATCGGCAAGCTCGCGCATGCCGTCTTCCTCGGAGCCCACGTGCCGACCGTGTACGACGGTGAACGCCGCGGCAATGCGTGGAAGCAGTTCAAGGCCGATCACGATGGCGAGGTCATTGTGACGGCTGAGGAGTTCGAGTGCGCTGGCGAGATGGCCTCCGTCATCCATCGCCACGGCGAGGCCCGCTCGCTCCTGATGGGCAAGCGCGAACAGACGATCCTCTGGAACTTCGCTGGTCGCGAATGTCGCGGGACGCCCGACGTCTTTTCGCTTGACCATCTGACCGATTACAAAACGACGAGCGACGCGAGTCCCGAGCGGTTTCCCTGGACTGCGTTGCGCTTGCATTATCACGCACAGCTTGCTTGGTACCGCGATGGACTTGAGGCGGCCGGCATGCCAGTGCCGCGCGAACTCGCGATCATTGCTCAGGAAGTTAAGCCGCCCTACGTAGTTACGGTCTTTCCGCTTACGACCGACGCTGAGATCTTCGGGAGAAAGTGCTGGAGGCTGTGGTTCGAGCGCTTTCTGGTCTGTGAACAGAGCGGCGAATGGCCGGGCTACGGGCCGGGGGTCTTGGATGCTCCAGTCGGCGAGATTGAACTCGTAGGCCCGGATGGAGAGGTTATCGACTGAGTGTTTCCCCGCGTGCCGGCCGCGGATTGTCCCGGGCCGCCGGCGAAAAAGGCCCGGGGGATTGAGAGATTCGGAATACTGGGTATGGACGGCATCACCCTGCGCGACGAGCTCGAGGGTTGCCTGATCGGCGCGAAGAAGCTCAAGCGCGACGTGCTGACGCTCTCCGTCGCGCTCGTCCAGCAGGAAGGCATCGCGCTGGCCGCGGACCCGCTGCAGGATGCCTGCAGTTACCTGACGGACGTGCTCCGCATCCTTGACGCGCTGGTGCCACAAGTCGCCGCCGCCCTGGCCGTCAAGTTCGCCGAGGAACTGCCGGGGTACCCGGAGAAGGGAGAGACGCTTTGATGCGGCGCATCTCTCTCTTGAGCGGACCGCCCGTGGATCCCGCTGCCAGCACTTTCGCAGGCAACGGAACTTCCGGAAAGAACGGGCCGTCCGCTGAAGGGAGGATTCGTTTTCGGCATCGTTGGGTCTGTCGCATCGTCGGACATCACGACCAGGGCGACGGCGGTCTGTTTGTCTACGACTATTCGACCGTCTCTGGTCGGCAGCATCCGGCGCGACGTGGTGTCGTTCTGTTCAAGAGAGTCGGCTACGAGTGCGCGCGATGCGGAACGCGGGTGCTGTCGTGAATTATTCCGCGTTCCTCGCGCAAAAGGCTCAGCTCGGCGACACCTATGGCTTCGCACCCGAATGGCTTCCTAGCTTTCTCTACGACTTCCAGACAGCACTCGTCGATTGGGCAGTCCGAAGGGGTCGCGCGGCGATCTTTGCCGACTGTGGTCTTGGCAAGACGCCGATGCAGCTCGTATGGGCTGCGAATGTTGTCCGAAAGACGAACCGTCCGGTCCTCATCGCAACGCCGCTCGCCGTCTCTCATCAGGTCTTACGCGAGGCCGAGAAATTCTCGATTGACTGCAGGCGCGTTACGGACGGCCGCGTCCCTCCAGGTGCCAGCATCATCGTCACGAACTACGAGCGGCTCGAGAAGTTCTCGCCCGACGATTTCGCCGGAATGGTCTGCGACGAATCGTCCATCCTGAAGAACTTCGATGGCGTCCGTAAGGCGCAGATTACGGAGTTCATGCGGCGGATGCCGTATCGGCTGCTCTGCACGGCGACGGCCGCGCCCAACGACTATGTCGAACTCGGGACGAGCGCGGAGGCTCTCGGCGAGATGGGTCACATGGATATGCTCACGCGATTCTTCCGGAACGTCGATGGTGGGGTGTTAGGCGGTACGCACTCGTTTCGGTTCAAGCATAAGGAGCGTGCTGATGCTTTCCACGGCAAGAAAAATTTCTGGCGCTTCAAGGGCCATGCCGAGGAGCCGTTCTGGCGATGGGTCTGCTCGTGGGCGCGTGCGATCCGGCGGCCCTCAGACCTCGGATTCGATGACGGCCCGTTCATCCTACCGACACTGACCGAACGGGAGCATCTCGTCCAGGCTGAACGCCTGCGCGACGGGATGCTCTTCGATCTGCCAGCCGTCGGACTCCATGAGCAGCGCGAGGAACGTCGCATCACGATCCGCGAACGTTGCGAGAAGGTCGCTGAACTCGCTGCCCGAACCGACCAGTCGCTCGTATGGTGCCACCTGAATCCGGAAGGCGATCTCCTCGCCGAAATGATCCCCGGCGCGCTGCAGGTCAGCGGATCCGACTCAGACGACGACAAAGAGGAACGGCTTCTCGCGTTTGCGAACGGTGGACTTCGCGTCCTCGTGACCAAGCCGAAGATCGGGGCTTGGGGGTTGAACCTTCAACGCTGCGCGCACGTCACGTTTTTCCCATCCCACAGCTACGAGCAGTACTACCAGGGCGTGAGGCGGTGCTGGCGGTTCGGCCAGACGCGCCCCGTTACAGTCGATGTCGTAGCGACAGACGGCGATCACGGCGTCATGAAGAACCTTCAGCGGAAGGCCGCGCAGTCCGACCGGATGTTCTCCGCGCTCGTCTCGCACATGAAAGACGCACAGCGCATCACGCGCACGAACGAGTTCACGATTGAGCAAGAGGTTCCCGCATGGTTGTAGCCGATCAAGTCATCACTGACCGTTACGCGCTTTACAGTGGCGATTGCTGCGAGGTCATGCCTGGCCTAAAGGACAACTCGGTTCACCTGTCGGTTTATTCGCCGCCGTTCGGCGGGCTGTATCACTACAGCTCGAGCGATCGCGATCTGTCGAACGCCCGCAACTACGACGAGTTTTTCGATCACTATGAGTTCGTCGTCCAAGAGCTCTTCCGCCTGACCATGCCCGGGCGCCTCACCGGCGTCCACTGCATGGACGTCCCGAGTTCGAACACCGGCGTCGATTACTTGCGCGACTTCCCTGGCGACATCATCCGGCTCCATGAGAAGGTCGGGTTCCGCTACGTCGCGCGCTACTGCGTCTGGAAGGAACCGCTCGGCGTCCGTAACCGGACGATGGCGAAGAACCTCGCGCACAAGACCATCGTCGATGACTCGTCCCGCTGCTCGGTCGCCTCGGCTGACTACCTACTCATGTTCCGAAAGAAGGGCGACAACCCTGTCCCGATCCGGCACCCGATCGGACTCACCGAATACGCCGGCGAGCGGCAGATTCCCGCCGAACTGCTCTCTTATCGCGGTTACAAGGGTAACCAAATCGAGAACCGCTACTCGCACTGGATCTGGAGGCAGTACGCGAGCGCGTTTTGGGATGACGTGAGGATCGACCGGGTCCTGCCCTTCAAGGCCGCGAAAGACCAGGAGGACGAGAAGCACGTTCATCCGCTGCAACTCGACGTGATCGACCGCTGCCTCGTTCTGTGGAGCAACCCGGACGAGACGGTTCTGACGCCGTTTATGGGGGTCGGCTCGGAAGTCTACGGTACCGTCATGGCCGGGCGCCGTGGCATCGGGATTGAGCTGAAGGCGAGCTACTACCGGCAAGCGGTCAAGAACGTTGCGCACGCTGTGGCTGGCTGGAGAACCGGCACGCCCCAGTCTGAGTTGGGCTTCGCGGAGGCGGTCGAGTGACCCCTGCCAAGCCGTGCATGGCTGATTTCCGGGGCATCTGCCAGCGCTGCGCCGCCCCGTTTCGGCGATACCGACCCTGGCAACGGTTCTGCTCCCGAACCTGCCAGCAAGCGGCACACGACCGGCTGAAGAGTGCCGCGCCCCCGCCCATCCGCGTCCCCTCCCGCCAAGAACGCATCGCCGAAGCGGCCGAGGCGCTGAGGGGATTGGAGGCTTGATGCGAGTGCTTTCACTTGACCTCGCTACCCGTACCGGCTGGGCTGCATGGGATGGCATCCGCCGCGAGTCCGGCTACGTGGACTTCGACCTCAAACGCGGCGAATCCCCAGGCACCCGCTTCATCCGATTCAACCGCTGGCTCCTCGACACCCTCGTGACCGTCGATCCCGAGCTCGTCGTCTACGAGAAGGCGTTCGGCCTGATGAAATCCGGCGCCGCCGCAGAGATCGCGCTCGGCCTCGCAACCCGCGTCATGGAAGCGTGTGACAAGCGGGAGCCGCCGATCCCGTACCTCCCGATCCACGGCTCGACGCTCAAGAAATGGACTGTCGGCCACGGCCGGGCATCGAAGTCCGAGATGGTCGCGGCGGTCGCGCGCCGATTCTCGGGCGAGCTCAATGCCGACGAGGACGAAACCGACGCGATCGCACTCTTGTGTTACGCAATGGAGGAACTGTGTCCGACGAGAGACTAACGCTTGAACAACCCATTCCAGTGACGTGCCAATGCGGTTGTGGTGAGCCAACGGTGATTGCGCGAAAGACTGATAGTCGGCTTGGATACAAGCGTGGAGTACCACAACGGTACATCCTCGGCCACAGGGCACGGTTGCCCAACCCGGGCCGCCGGACCGGTCGGCGATGGCTCACCGAGAGCGGCCACGTAAAACTGTATGCGCCAGAGCACCCAATGGCGTTTGGGCCTGGCTTCGCCTACGAACACGCGATGATCGCTGCAGACACGATCGGACGAAGGCTGCCGCCGGGTACGGTCGTCCATCATGTCAACGGTATTCCGTGTGACAACAGGCGCAAGAACCTCGTCATTTGCCAGAGTGCGTCCTACCACAAGCTGCTTCATGAGCGCGCCGAGGCTCTAGCTGCCTGCGGTGACGCTGACTCCTCTCGCTGCATCTACTGCCAGCGGTGGGACAACCCGGCGAAGAATCCCGACTTCCAGCATCGACGCAGCGCATATCACCGGAATTGTCGCGCCGAGATGTCGGCGAGGCTTAACGGCGGGACGGTCTCGAGTCGTGGCATCAAGCGCCAAAAGAGTCTTGAGTTGTGAGTCGCGCCATCGGACTTCTCGAATACGCGAAGGCGGAACTGATGCCGGCGGAGCAGCCCCGCGCCGCCCTCGCGGCGAAGGAGGGGGAGTGACCGACGATAAGGTGCCGGTCTGGACGCTGCACACCGAGAAGATGGCGACAGGCAGGCTCTCGGTCGATGCGTGCCGTGCCGACTATGGCTACTGTGAAGACTGCTTTCAGGAAAAGGTACACGGACGCAAACTCAACAACATTCGCGTCGTCCCCGAGGCCGCGCTGGACGCGTTGCGGGCGGCGCTCTATGACTGCCTCATTTTCCTTGAGGAACGCGACAAGATGAACGCGGCGGTTCATTGTCAAGACCCGCGCTGGTCGCCCCTGACCGAACGTGTCCGCGCCGCTCTCGCGGCAAAGGAGGGGGAGTGAAGCCGAGAACCTTCTACGCTTGGGTTTCGTATGACGAGGTTCCAGAATCGCCACGCCCCGTCCGCGTCGTCCCAGAGGCGCCGCGCATCGCGTCGTCGCTGCTCATGGATGAGATGTCGTCGCCCTTGGCCGAGAAAATGGCTAAGGAGATCAACGTCGCGATCCGCGCCTACGGCGACCAGCGCGCAGCCGAGGGGCGGCAGAAGGCGCTGGCCGACATTCAGAGCATCATCGTGTGGGACGGCAAGACCTCGACGGCGGAAATGCTCAGGCGCATCGCCGCCCTCGCGGCGAAGGAGAAGCCGTGACCGTCCCGCGTCACGCCTTCGAGGGCCCCGAGCTCGCCATCGTCGACGCCGTTCCAGGCGACGACAACCCTCACCGCCGCGTCCGCATCGCTCTCCTCGCCGCACTCCACGCCGGCCAGAACACCGAAATCGAGCTCGCAACCTTCGCTGAATGGCTCGCCTTCGCACTCGAAGATCCGCCACATTCCCTTTTCTGGTACGGCCCGCTCGCCGCAACAGAGCTCGCAGCCCGCCTCGAGAACCTCGCACGCGAGCTTCATAAAGCGGCCCGCGCCATCGATGCCGCCAAACCACAATGGACGATTCAAACAGATTCGATTCCGGAGGGTAACGATGTCGTCGTCGGTCTTCGATCAGATCGGCAGGAATCTCCAGACGACCACGACCGGGAAGTTCCCTTCTGATTATGCGCTCTCTACCGCCGAAGTCATCGCTCGCATGGCCGAGGACGGCGAGCCCGTCGCCACCGGCATCCCCTGGCTCGACGCGCGCTTCCGCCGGGGCGGCCTGACCCAGGGACGAGTCGCAATCGTCGGCGGTCCACCCTTCGCTGGCAAAACGAACATCCTCGTCGACGCGGCGCTCCAGATGGCGCAGCGCGCCCCAGTCTTCGCACTCTTCCACGACGAGGGCCGCACACAGGCCGCCGTCCGGCTCGGCGTCATGCTCGGTGTGCCCGTCGAGGACATCGAAGGCAACCCAACGCGCGCATCCGCCAGAGTCGCCGAACTCTCCGCCGAACGCTCCCTCTACCTGATCTCGCCCGACTCCGAGTTCGCAAACGCAGAAGATGTCTTCGACTTCGTCTCTTCGAAAACCCCAGCCGGCGAGATCGCCGTCGTTGTCCTCGACTCCGTCCAGACCATCCCAGCCAGACGCGAGATGAACGGACTCGGTGACAAGGCCAGGCTCGACGAATTCATGTCCATCACCCGCGGCCGCACCGAATCCGATCGCCGCATCACCCTCATCAGCTCACAGGCCAACCGCGCCTTCTACCGCTCGAAAAACATCGACGACAATGCCACTGCGATAACAGCCTTCACCGGCTCGAGCTCCATCGAATTCCTCTGTGACTTCGGCGTCGTCCTCGCTCTACCGGAAGACGAAACCGAGATCGTGCGCGCCGAGATCGTCAAGAATCGGCTCGGCACTTTCCGCAAAGGCCAACGCCTGCCGAAAGTCTTCTTCATCCGATACGACGACGACTCCGGCCGCATGCTCGAGGTCGATGATGCCGCCAGGGAAAGCGCCGCCCTCGAAGCTGCTACCGCCGCGCTCGCCCCCAAAAAACTAAAAGTCAAGGACACCCTGAAAGATGCACGCAGGGGAGATGGACTCTCTGCCGCCCAAGTGATCCAACTCACGCATCTCCGGCGCTCCGACGTCTATGCATCACTCTCACGACTCGTCGATGAGAAAACCGTCTACGCCGAGACGAAAGGCCGCTCCGTCACCTACTTCTACGACCGGAGCCTCGAATGACGCTATTCCACCCATCGATGCCTGTCGATGGCTCCTGGAACCACTTCCGCTATCGATGGGACGCGTTGCGCGACGGCTTCCCGCCGCCCAGCACGCTCGAGGCCGACGCGCTCGCACGCGATCTCACACGCTACCCGGAGGAATTTCGTGTGCGCTCAGTCGAACGCCTCGAGTTCGCCAAACTCGTCCCACTCAACCTCTGGGACGAAAACATCCCGGTCCCCTATTCGCGGATCCTGCGCGACGCCACGACCGCCCTGGAGGCCCTGCACACGAAATGGGAGCCAGCCGGAACAATCCCACTCGGCCCGCCACAGGCACATGACGCGGCATTCGCTTTCTACCAGCTCGGGATGTTCACGCGACTGGTCGAACTACACCCCGACGACGAGATCTTCCGCGAGCGCCTCATCGATGCCGCAGAGGTCTGGAAAGTATTCCTGGCCGGGTATGGCTGCCTCGGCATCTACGACGGCGAATTGCTGACCTATCTGGTCGCCCGCGGAGACTCCATAGCACCCCCTAGAAAGGCCAAAGTTCCCAGAGTTCCCAGAAGTTCCCGCGGAACCGAGGAACGAGCACATGCATCAGTTCCCGAGTTCCTATAGGAAACGGGAACTGTATGCGTGCGTTCTGGCACCTCCTGAGCAGTTCCGGTTCCCACGAAAAATGACCTCACAAAAACCTAGGCCAGCCACCCCAGTGACCCGCCGCCGCCAGGCCGTCTCCTGCCCAAACTGCAAATCCCGCCGATCCGACCTCCTCGACGTCCGCCCACTCCCCGACGGATCCGTCCGACGCCTCCGCGAATGCTTCAGCTGCGGCACCGTCTTCACCTCCGCCGAACGCGCCGAAGACGCTTACCCAAAACGCTACCTCCGCGACCAACTAACAACCCGCTGATAGTTCGTTGGTCCGTGGGCGACTACATGCGCGCATTCTGTCGGCGAACGCATGCCGACAGCAACTCAAGCGGCGTTACCAAAGCCAAAGCGCATCCGACACCGCACCGAGCGCGATCGCACGGACATCGGGACAGGTCTGGTCATCGGGCGCCTTCGCCATCCGAAAGATCTCGAGGCGCGCGGCCGCGGTCGAATGCTGCCAGCGTTCGAAGAAGTCGTGCGTCGCAGCGGACAGACCGGCCCGCTGTCGGGGCTGGCGAGCATTCCGGAAGGAAACATGCGCTTCTACCTGCTCGGTGTGTCGCACAAAGGCACGCCGGCGGTTGTCGGCGCGATGTGTTTCGGTGTGCATCCATCGACGGTGTCGAGCTGGCTCACGGAGGGCCGCGATCCTGAATGCCCGGATGCGCTGAAGCGGGAATTCGCGCGGCGCACGGACCAGGCGGTGGCATACGGGCGCGTCGAAGCGGAGCTCGAGGTCGGGCGCACCGATCCACTCTCGGCGTTGAAGTGGGGCCCGCTCGGCCGCACGACGAAGGACGTTCCAGGGTGGAGCGACGAGCGCCGGATCATGTTGACTGACGGCGAAGGCGGTCCGCCGGTGTTCCGACTTCGGCTCGAGGTCGGTGACGGCTACGCGACGAAGCCGGAGCTGCCGCCGCGTGACGTGACAGACGAGGGCGCGGAGTGACGCCGCGAACGAAGCTCGCCCTGATCGGAGCCGGCCTCGCCGCCGCGACGGCGACGATCCTCTACGTCCTCGTGCCCGAAGGGCAGCAGCCGACGATCTCCGGCTCGACGCCAGCCAACGTCGTCCACAACCTCAACTACGGTCAGCCGTGTCCGCCCGCCGGAAGCGCCGCGTGCGTCTACTCGGGCGAGTTCATCGTCCACACGCAAAGCTACGGCCTCTACGCGATCAACACGACGAAGGCGACGTGGGCGATTAACGCGAGCGGCGGGATGCAGACCGGCGTCATTCACAAGTTGCCCAACCAGCAGTCCGCCTGGATCGCGAACTGCAACGGGGACTTCTACCAGTCGTCGCAGTATGTCGTCGCCTCGGCTGGCGCGGCGAAGTGGGCGGTCAGCACGATCCCGAACGTGGCGCAGTCTGGCGGCTGTACGTCGGCGTCCGGTCTCGGCACGGACGGCGCACCGGCCACCGCGGTCTACTCGCTTTCAAGCGGCGGCAACCTCGCGGAGCGCGGCTGGCTGGTCCCCGGCGGCTACGGCGGGATCATCGAGGGCGACACGCTGTACCTCGACACGGGCGATGGGATGTGGCTGCCGGTTGACCTGAACAGCTGCAACCCGAGCTGCGCCGCGCAGCCGAAGGTCGGGACACTTCCGGCGCACACCAAGCAGCTCGACATCAACGGCTACACCTACACGATCGCCGGGATCGACCAGACGCATTTCACCGCGACGCGCCAGGGCGGGCCGGTGCCTCCGACGCCGACCGCTGCGGCACCGCCCGTGACGGTCCCGCCCGCGAGCTCGCACCCCTACGCCGACTACATCGAGGGGATCTACCAGGACGGGATCACCGGCGGCTGCGGCGCCAACGTGTTCTGCCCGGAGAACCCGCTGACTCGAGGGCAGGCCGCGGTCTGGATCTGGCGCGCGAAGCACGGGGCGCAGGCACCGCCGAAATGCGTCCCGAGATTCAACGACGTTCCGTGCGTCCCGACGCCATGAAGGAGGCGAAACGATGAAACGCTGGCTGCTGGCTCTTACCCTGCTTCTGGCGGCGGTTCCATGCGTCCGCGGTCAGACACCAACACCGACGCCGGTACCAGACGAGTTGGACAAGGCGCAGATCTCCTGCAACTGGGTCACGGCGGCGGCGATCACCGCATCGACCGCCGAGTCCTGGGCCAGCGAGGCCACGGCTCCATGTCGCACGATCATTACCGACGGCGTCAAGCTGGTCTACGCGACGATTCAGGCGGGCAGCGCGGCGACGACATCCACGGTGATTCTCGAGGTCAAGGGCTGCAAGCTGTGCGATTGGGTCGCGTACCCGCCGGTGACGCAGGCTCCGATCACCGACATCAGCTGCACGACGAGCGGGACGCAGACGAGCTGCTCGCGGACGTTCTCTGTTGCTGGGATCTACTCGGCGCGCTGGCATCCGCTGACGCTTTCGAGCGGGACGCTGCTCGGTCTGATCCGGGCGGCGACGCCATGACCAAGTCGCGCTTCTCCTGGCCGGTCTTCTGGGCGACGGTCGGCGTCGGCCTGATGTTGAAGGCTGCATGCGCCAGGGCGCAGGACATCGTCGAGATTCCGTACGCGATTCAGGAGATCAACCTGACGATCCCGGCGACCGTTTCCACGGTGAACACGTTCCGGCTGACCATGATGCCGTCGATCACCTGCAATCCGGTCGGCGGAGCGACGACGGGCGACGTGGACATTACTTGCGCTTGGACGACTCCGACCGACGACTTCGCGCTGGTCGGCAGCGGGACGGACTTCGAGTCGAAGGCGCTGCCGAATTGTCCCGGCGCGAACGACGCCCTGTACTACCTGACAGCGACGAACGCCTTCGGTTGCCGCGCCATCTCCGTCACGGGAACCTCGACGCTCGGCGGCGACACGCTCTGGGCGGCGAAGGG